TAATCAAAGAACGTGCAGAAACTGGTCGTATCTATATTATGAATGTAGACCATGCTAACACTCACAGCAGTTTTAAAGATACAGTTTACATGAGTAACTTGTGTCAAGAGATCACATTACCAACAAAACCACTACAGCATATCGATGATCCGGAAGGTGAGATTGCACTTTGTATTTTAAGTGCTATCAATGTTGGTATTATCAAAGACCTTGACGACCTAGAAGAGTTGTGCGACCTTGCTGTTCGTGCGCTAGAAGAAATCATCGACTACCAACGTTATCCAATCTTAGCAGCAGAAAAATCAACCAAAGCACGCCGCAGTCTCGGTATTGGTTATATTGGACTAGCACACTTCCTTGCTAAGAATAAAGTACAGTACAACGATCCGCAAGCATGGAAACTAGTACACGATCTTACAGAAGCATTCCAGTACTATTTGCTAAAAGCAAGCAACACACTTGCTAAAGAGCGTGGTGCATGTGAATACTTTGACCGCACTAAATACAGCGATGGCATCCTTCCTATTGACACATACAAAAAGGATGTTGATAGTGTAGTGGAGAATAACTTAAACTATGATTGGGATAGTTTACGCAGCGACATTAAAGAGCACGGGCTTAGGCACTCAACTTTGTCCGCACAAATGCCATCAGAGAGCAGTTCCGTTGTGTCGAACGCAACAAACGGAATCGAACCACCTAGAGGTTACTTGTCCGTTAAGAAGTCAAAGAAAGGGCCTCTTAAGCAGATTGTCCCACAATATCAAAGTCTTAAGCAATACTACACCTTGTTGTGGGACATGCCTAGCAACGAAGGTTACATCAACGTTGTCGCTGTAATGCAAAAGTTCTTTGATCAAGCTATTAGTGGCAACTGGTCATATAACCCGACTCATTATACAGACAACGAAGTACCAATGAGTCAAATGATTCAAGACTTGTTGATGACTTACAAGCTCGGTTGGAAAACTTCTTACTATCAAAACACTTATGATTACAAAACTGATCCAAGTGAGATTGAAGAAGAAAAGACTCAAGAAGCACTACAACCTCAAGTAAACGGTTTTGCCGAGCCTGAGGATGACGAAATGTGCGAAGCCTGTGCTATATAAATAAAACACTTGACATACAGCCCGTTTGGGCTGTATACTTCTCTATACACACAAGAAAAGGATAAACAATGTCGAAGACAGTATTCAATCAAGAAAAAGTTGATTTTACAAAACAAAACATGTTCTTTGGCGAAGATCAAAATACTCAGCGTTACGACACGTTTCGCTTTCCGGTCTTCGACAAGTTAAATCAGACCATGTTGGGCTACTTCTGGCGCCCTGAAGAAGTTAGTTTGCAGAAAGATCGTGCAGACTTTGCCAACTTCCGTCCAGAACAGAAGCACATCTTTACTGCTAATCTAAAGTATCAAACACTGCTCGATAGTGTACAAGGACGTGGCCCGTGCCTAGCATTTTTGCCGCACGTTTCATTGCCCGAACTTGAAGGCTGTATTGTTACTTGGGACTTCTTTGAAACAATCCACTCACGTAGCTATACACACATTATGAAAAATGTTTATGCTGATCCAGCAGAAGTGTTTGATACAATCCTAGATGACGAGAAGATCATTGCTCGTGCAACCAGCGTAACCAAACACTATGATGCATTTAATGCAGCAGCAGATGCTTACTTCCATCGCGGCGAAGGCAACTTGCATGATGTTAAAAAGAAAATGTATCTTGCAATGATGACTGTGAACATTCTAGAAGGCTTGCGTTTCTATGTCTCGTTTGCATGTACATTCGGCTTTGGTGAACTAAAGCTAATGGAAGGAAGTGCAAAGATTATCAGTCTTATTGCTCGTGATGAAGCACAGCACTTGGCACTAAGCACACACGTATTGAAGTTGTGGGCACAAGGCAAAGACGATCCAGAGATGGCACAGATTGCTAAAGAGTGCGAAGAAGAAGTTTATGATCTATGGCGTGAGTGTGTTGCAGAGGAAAAGGACTGGGCAGAGTACTTGTTTAAAGACGGCAGTATGATTGGTCTCAATACAACATTGCTTGCACAATATGTAGAATACATTGCTAATCGCAGACTGAAAGCTCTTGGATTAAATGCAATCTTCAGCGCACCAGTTAACACCAATCCGTTGCCATGGACACAGCATTGGCTAAGTAGTAGTGGACTTCAAGTTGCTCCACAGGAGACAGAAGTTGAAAGTTACATCATTGGCGGCATTAAACAAGATGTTGACAAAGATAAGTTAAAAGGATTTAGTCTATGATAGAGATTTGGGGGAAGCCTGCTTGCCCACATTGTGAAGCAGCAAAAAGAACTTGCGAAAGCAGAGGACTCAAGTATGTGTACAAACAACTTGATGTAGATTTTACTCGTGATGAAGTTTTAGAGCAGTTTCCGGGTGCTAGGACTTTCCCACAAATCATTGTAGGCGGAACAAAGATTGGCGGCTACGACAAACTAGGCTCATATCTAGAAGAAACAGGATATAACGGAACAGGCTTTACTCTATGATTATCGAAACACCTTATAAACAAAATGATACTATAACACTACTCACTTCTGCTGGACAGGAAGTTGTTGCTAGATTTATAGAAGAAAACGACAAAACAATCACAGTTACTAAACCTCTTGCATTAATGGCAAGCCAGCAAGGTATAGGATTAGGTCCATGGACATTTACTGTAGATCCTCAACAAAAAATCAAACTAAATAAAAGTGGAGTGCTTTTTGTACATAAAACCGAAGAAGGTATGGCAAAACAATACATACAAAGCACAACAGGTTTAGCAGTTTAGGAGATAACATGCCTGGTGTAGTTAGGGCAGAAGTAGATAAACACATAGGACATGCTAGTCCTACTCCTAATCCTTTTCACCAGTTTAATTATGTTGCAGGGCAAACCACTGTTTATGCAAATAATAAACCTGTCATACGTGTAGGTGATAAAACACAGTGCGGCGATCCAGCGGTTGGTTCATCTGATAATGTATATGCTGAAGGTAAACTTGTGCATAGACAAGGAGATGCTACAGGAGGACACGGTTCATGGGTTCCTAATGCAGCTCAAACAGGCAGTGGAGATGTTTACGCAAATGGCAGTTAAAGGCGGATTTGGCACATTTAATTTTCCTCCTAATCCAGATATTGCTGGATTGTTACAACAGGCAGCAGCTGAAACTGATCCTGTACTAAAAGAACAATTGATAGCTAGAGCCTATGCTGTGACTGCGCCACTATCAGAAGAAGAAAAAAGTATTTTTGGTTATGTGCAAAATGACTACATAGAAAATAATCCTGGTTTGGTTGGCAACAGACAAACAAGCTACGTAGGAACAAGTGGTATAGACGACATAGCTGAATAAATACAGTATGGCTATTACAAAACGAGCAGACAAAGGTGCTGCATTAACTTATGAAGAAATGGATGCAAACTTTGACGCTATCGCACCACGTGATAGTGCAACAGGTGCAGTTCAAATACCAACAGGCACAACAGGACAGCAACCAGCATCACCAGTAGTTGGACAACTGAGATTCAATACTCAAGAAAATTTGTTTGAAGGCTATTTTGATATAGTAGGTTGGTCACAGTTATCGTCAAGTGGAGTCAGTGGTGAAGTTAATCAAAACGCTTGGGCTGAGATAGCAGTTGTAGGACAATCAAATGTTGCAGCAGATCAAAAATCAGACCTATTGACTTTTATTGCCGGCACCAACATTAGCATTATAACTGATGCAGCGGCAGACAGTATTACATTTAACAATACATTTACTCAAGACTTTGCATATAGTTCACTTACAGGAACACCTACTACAATATCGGGCTATGGCATCACAGATGCTTTTGATGGAGCATACGCAAGCCTAACCGGAACACCTACTAATATTAGCACATTTACAAATGATTCTGGCTATCTTACAAGTGAAACTACAACTACATTAATAGCTGACAGTGCAAATACAAAACTTGTTTACACTGATGAAACAGGTACAGCAAATGATGTAGATTTGAGTTGGGCTGTAGATGACACAAACCTTGCCCGTATCACAAGCGGTACTGTAAATGGTGTCACAGGCGTTGCTACATTCACAAGAGACGATGCTACAACATTTACAATTGACTTTAGTGCTTTATTTGACGATACGAACTTAACACGCATTACCAGCGGCAGCGTATCTGGATCAACGTTGACGTTGAATCGTAGCGATGCTACAACTGTTAGTGTAGACGTAAGCAGTTTACTGGATAATACTGACACCATTGACTATATTAACGCTGCTTCATTTAACACAACAACAGGTGAGTTATCGTTAACTGGTGTAGGTAATGCAGGCGCAACAGTTGACTTAGATGGAAGATATTTAACAAGTGTTCCTGCACAAACTTTTGCATCACTTACATCAAAACCAACTACTGTTGCCGGTTATGGCATTACTGATGCCGGTATATCCAATGTTGTAGAAGATACAACACCACAACTAGGTGGCAACTTAGATCTAAACGGAAATGAAATACAAAATAATGGAAACATTATTTTACACCCAACATCAGGAAGTGGATACGTGGGTGTAAACAGCACAACTGCTACAGGTGGCAAACTAGTACTCAATGCTGACCAAATTGGCACTCCGTCGTCAAGTGGTACTAACTGGAGTTACATAGAAGTAGAACGCGGCGATTCAACAAATGTGAATATTAGATGGAATGAAGGTACTGATATATGGGAGTTTACTAACAACGGCTCTACATATAGTCCGCTTGGCGGATCTTATGCTAACTCTGATGTTGAT